CTCACAATTAATAATATTAAATTTTCTGACATAAGTTTTAAAATTCATCAATGGATTGGGGTGGTAGGACCAACAAATCAGGTTGAATTGTCACTCCTATCTGGCATATCAAATACTTTGTGCAGAGAAAGTTTTGGAAGCTATTTACTAGAAGAAGAAGAGGTAAGTCCGAAAATATATTCTATATGTTATGAGGATATGTGGGGAAACTTCAGTTGTAGTAAATTTAGTAAAGATGGAATTGATTTTAATATAAATGATGTAAGTTATAGTTTTTCAAGTACTCAAGATAAAACAACGTTACTTTTCAAATTTAAGAGTTGTACAGATTAAATTTAATCCACTTCGGTGGGTTTTTTCAAAAAATTCAAAGAGCCAATATGGCTCTTTTTTTATTGAGCGCAATTTATGAAAACCATTTACCAACTCAAAATTGGTGACTTTGCGCCAAGCGAATCGACACGCTCATTTACCAAAGAGGGGTATCTGAAATGCGTCAATGTTCGCTTAGCTAAAGCGCCACAAGTACGACAGTACTATGCGTATGAGTTTCCATCTCTGGAAGGTTATACCGCTGATCAAGTCATCAATGTCTACACGCCACCAGAGGAGCTTTTTAAGCCTGAGGCTATTCAAAGCTTCGATGGTGTAGACGCTACTGACTATCACCCGCCTAAAAATGAAATTAACGCTTCTAACTGGAAGGATTATCACATTGGCTATTGTGAGAACGTCCGGCAGGAAGGTGATTATCTGGTGGGCGATTTGCTCATTAAAGACAAGATCAGCATTGATCTGATCCAAAGCAACGAGCGGCTAGAAATGTCGCTTGGCTATGGAGCCTTATTAATCGTTGAGCAGGGTACGGCGCCAGATGGTACGCCGTATCAAGCGAAATTTATCAATTTTATAGGCAATCACGTAGCGCTCGTTAAATATGGCCGTTGTGGTGGTGATTGCCGCATCGGTGACAAACAACAAACTCCACATAAGGGGAATATATCAATGGAAGTTATTGTAAATGGTGTGCGCTATAACATTGGCGATAACACGCCTTTAGCGGATGCATTAAAAATCCAGCAAGAGCAGCTTGACAATCTAAAGGCGGCAAAGCTCAAAGTTGGTGATAAGCAATTTTCTATAGGTGATGAGCTTGGAGCTATCCAAGCAGTCGTAGATCAGTTGCATGCCGAAAAAACTGCTCTTGAGCAAAAAGTAGGTGATTTGGAAAAGAACCAAATGACGCCTGAAAAGCTTGAGCAAGCTGCGGCAGAGCGTGCTGCTGTGATTGCCGATGCTAAAGCATTGGTGCCGTCAGTTAAAACGGAAGGTTGCTCATGTGAGCAAATCAAGCGTGATGTAATTGCTGCTAAAGCGGGTGATGCATTAGTAACAGCTTTGATGGGTAACGTGTCGGTAGGCGATGCAAAGCCTGAGCAGATCGATACAACTTTCCGTGCACTCTGTGCTGTGAAGGGTACTCAACCTTCTAACCCTGTAGGTGATGCACTTCACCAGCAACAGCAAGTTAAAACTGGTGACGGTAAACCAGTAGATGGGGAGCCTAAACCAAACAACAAAAAAGAAGCTTGGAAACAAAGTTTCTAATTAACTGGAGAAATGCAAATGTCTTTAACCCCTCAAGCTCTTCCGGGTATGCGTGCTCGCCTGCACATGCCTGAAGAAATTTTATCTTTGCCAGTTGCTGGTACAGGCGTAGTTAGTGACGGCGAAGTGGTAGTCCAATCTGCTGACGGAAAAACTGTAAGTGCAGTAACTGGGGCAACCAATACAAAGTTTGGTGTAGTGGTTTTTCAGCACGTGGGTAAATCTGGAAAAAATGCCTTAGGTAAAGAAGCCTATCAAGCTAAGGACTGTGCACCTGTAATGCAAATCGGTTCTATCTGGGTGAAGCCTTCAGCTCCAGTGATTGATATCAATGCGAAAGTATATGTACGTACTGCGAACCCTACCGCCCAAGCGCCATTAGGTTCACTTTCTTCTGCAGCATTAGATTCTACGGAACTACCTAATGCCTCTTGGGAAACCATCACTGGTCCTGATGGATTAGCTATTCTTCGTTTACGTGGAGCATAATCAATGTCAAAACAATTAGAACAAATGAAAATTCGCCTATCAGCAGTTGCACATGGGGTGCAAATCGCTGTAGGGGATGCATTTAATTTAGATAACTTTGCCAAGTTATTATTAAAGCTTGAATCAATCGATGAAATGACACCGCAACTTGCTGAAGCCCAAGCTTATGCAAAGTACTTACCAATTGAAGGATTGGAAGGTGCAGTTATAGGTTCGGCTAGTGTCTTGCAACGTAAGAGAGGTGTAGGACGTGGTAAGCGCTTCTCAGGTCAAGGTAATGATGTGCCATTAGCAGAGGTTGTTTACGATGAAGTAAAACTCACTGTACAGCCTGGTGTTATTGGTTATGAAATCAGTATTTTTGATGCTGCAGCTGCCTTAAAAGCAGGTATCCAGTTAACGACTGACAAAGTTGCAGCAGCTCGATTGGCCTATGAAAATCACATGAGTGATGTCGCTTGGTTTGGCGAGCCTGAAACTGGTTTGCTAGGCTTCTATAATCAAACAGGTGTTGAGGTGATTACTTCTACGGTAGATTATACGACTGCCACAGTAGAGGTCATTCTTGCCGATATCAATAAGGCAATTAAAGGTGCTTCTAATGCCTCTAAGTTCGATGGCAGTATTCAACCTGATACTTTCGTGATGCCTGAGAATAAGTTCACTATTCTAGCGAGCCGTATTGTTCCAGATTCAGCGGGTAAAACTTTCCTTGAATACATTAAGGAAAAGAACACCTTTGCAATGCAAGGTAAAACACTGACATTCACTTCTGAAAGTATGCTTGAAGGTAAAGGTGAAGGTGGTACTGACCGCAGTATTATTTATCGCCGTGATCCGAGCTGTATTACTTTCCGTTGTAATGAACTGGAATTCTTGGCAGCTCAACCTATCAATTATGTGATGCGTACACCGGGACACTATATGTATGAAGGTGTCTATTTAAAACGTGTCGATTCTCTCCGCTACTACGATGTTGAATAAGGATTACTAAACATGCCAAAAATTACTTACAGCGGCTCTCAGGCCGCTTTTTCTTTTGATGGAATTCAGGTCGGTCAAGGCCAAACCGTACAAGTTAGTGCTTCGGATCTCACAAGTATTTCAAAAGGTAAAGCCTTTAAATCACTCGTTGAAAAAGGTGAGCTCGAAGTTCAGGAAATCCCAGATGATGAGCCAAAAGCAACAGGTAAAACTGGTGGCCGTGGTGGTAAAGGTGGTAAACAAAACGATGCAGCAGGTGAGCAGCAAAAGCCAACTGATGAAGATGCTTTGGCCGCCGTGAAGGCTGAATTAACAGCGCTTGAAGTAACGTTTAGTGATGATGAAACACTTGAGCAGTTACAAGCTAAGTTAGCTCAGGCTAAAGAATAAGGTGAGTCTATGGACGTACAAACGTTTCGTGAAAAGTTCTCGACTGATTCGAGTTTAATGTCTTTGCCAGATGCAAAAATTCAGGATGCTTTAGAAGAAGCGGATCTGATTGTTTCTCAAATTGAGTTCGGGGCATTAAAGGAACGTGCTGTAGGTCTATATGCAGCACATATTCTTAAAGTTGGTACTGTAAGTGGCAATGGTGCTGCTTTTGGTACTGCCTCAAGCATGACAATTGCGGGCCAAAGTGTGAGTTATTCACGATCATCGAAAGAAGCTTTCTATGATCTCAGCATGTATGGCCAGCGTTACCTTGCGTTAAAAAATTCAATTCCAATTGATGATGAAGGCACAAACCCTAACCGTTTAGGTGTTGGTGCTTTTGTCGTATAGGAGAATCCCATGCCTTTTAAATATCAGGCACCAGAAGGTTACAAGCCAAGCAAAATTGTTATTGCCGGGCAAAACCTAGATATCAATAACGGCGTTTTAGAATCTGAGGATGACATTATCCATATTTTAAAACCCTTAGGTTTTGAGCGTTACGTTGAAGTTGTTGAGCCAAAGAAATCGACAGCCTCTGCTAAAGAGTAATTAAGCTATGAGCGATTATCGTGTTGATGCTCAGGTCAATTTTGATGAGATGAATAATCGCGTTAGGTTTGAAATAAGACGCACGATTAACGCTCTTACTTTGCGCTTACAGCGGATTGTTCAGGAAGACATGTTAAGTGGCCAACGACTTAAAGTTCAGTCAGGCCGCTTGCGTGGATCCGTTTCATCAAAGGTGGATGAGGATAAGGATTCCATTGAGGGAACCGTGGGAGCTGGCGGTGCTTTGGTGCCTTATGCACCTGCACATGAGTTTGGTCTAAATGGTGCTTTGGGTGTTAAAGCACACCTAAGGACAATTAAACAGGCGTTTGGCCGACCTATTTCACCTGTTCAGGTCAATATTAAGGCCCATTCTAGGAATGTTCGGTTTAGAGAATTGCGGTTCATGCGTGATTCACTGGATATCGTGGCCAAGATTGTGCCGAAAAATATTGATGCAGCAATTGAGCGAGGTATAGCAGGTGGATAGCGAAGCAATCTATCAGGCGTTGTTTGAAAGGTTAAGCACAAGGGTAGAAGGATTGATTACGGTAAGTCGCCGTTTACGTCACTTTAACCATGTAACACCAGAACAGCGCCCAGCCATGTTTATTACACAAGGCAATCAGCAAGAAGTCCCGGTACATGGTATGGATTCAAAAGTTGAACTAGCTGCTGAGGTTTATCTCTATATTCATGAATCGGACACTACAAAGCCGCCATCATCGCAGATGAATATATTCATCGATCGTGTACGTGAAGCTATTCAGCCAGATCATCCAGATTTTAATGAATGTCAGACCTTGGGAGGTTTGGTTGAGCATTGCTGGATTGAAGGCACAATAGAAGTGTATGAAGCAGTAGAAAACATGCTAGATGATCAGGCGATTGCCATTATCCCTATCCGGATCCTCACAACCAATTAACAAAATATTCATTTTATGACCGCCTCGATGGCGGTTTTGTCATTTTAGAGAGGTCAAAATAAATGGCTCAGTATTTATTTGGTGCCGGCAAGATTTTTGCTACACCGATTCAAGATGTATACGGGCAACCGATTAGTAATCCCACACCAGTTGAAGTGGGGGTAATGCAATCCGTTGGTGTAGATATTAGCTATGACTTAAAAGAACTTTTCGGTCGTGGACAGTTCGCCGTAGATGCTGCACGCGGTAAAGGTACCATTAAATGTAAAGCTTCATTCGGGCGAATTAACGGCACCTTATTAAATTCCATTTTCTTTGGTGGCGTTGTTGCTGAAGGTGGAATCGAAACGGTTTCCCAAACCATTAATGGTGAAGTGATTCCGGCTGGTGGTTCAGTTACTCCGGTTGTCCCTAACATCGGTACATTCGTAAAGGATCTAGGCGTAACGGATGCAAAAGCAATCCCACTTAAGCGTGTAGCCTCAGCGCCAACAACAGGGCAATACAGTGTAGATGCAGCAACCGGTACTTATACATTTGCTGCTGCCGATGCAGGTAAAACGGTATTTATTAACTTCCGTTATTCAGCAATGGTGGCGGGTGCTAAGTCAATCACTGTCTCAAACCTAGATATGGGTTATACGCCAGAGTTTGCCGTTGACCTTCAACGTGACTACAAAGGTAAGTTCATGCACATGAATTTCTTCCGTTGTACCAGTAACAAACTTGGATTCAGTTCAAAACAGGACGATTACGATATTCCTGAGTTTGAATTCCAGCCTATGGCTGACGATCTTAACCGTGTTTTCAAAATTGATTTATCGGAGTAATGCCAGATGCAATTTAAGCAAGTTGATAACCCGCGTGGTAATAGTAAAGAAATAGCTGGTCAGACTTGGATTTTTGCTCCGGCACCATTGGGTACACTTGAGCGTTTCCAAGAGCAATTAAGCTCAAATGATGTGCCTGTGTCTGTAATCGTGGATATGGCTCATATTTGTTTAAAACGGAATTACCCGGATATTACCCGTGAATATGTTTCGGATGAGCTCTTAGATATGGGTAACATGGAAGAAGTATTAGCCCTAGTAACTAAAACGTCCGGCTTGGAATATACAGGTAAACCCGTAGGTGAAAGCTCGGGGGAATAAACTGGGAGGAGCTGTACACGCATTTAGTCCTGACAATGGGTAAAGATTACGACTATGTGCGTAATGAAATGGACCTGCCTAGATTAAGAGCATTAAGTGCGTATCAGCAAAGTAACCCTCCCGCGCATATTGGAATACAACGGCTTTGTCGTATTTTGGAAGCACTTATGGGTATTGATGAAACTCCGCCAGCTATTACCGTTTCAGATGATGAGGAGGAAGATATGTTGGAAGTTTTGTCGAATTTTCCACAGGGTGGTTGAGGCTGCCCTGATTGATTTATATACTTGAGTTGGTTAAAGTTTGTGTGAACTTTATAACAACTTGGATATAACCATGAAAACAGTATTAGGGGTGAGTCTTTTAGCTTTGACTTTGGCTGCTTGCGGTGGAGGTGGCGGAGGTGATTCTTCATCTTCCAATAATGAGGGAAACAACCCACCAGTATCAAAAGCTGAAGTCAAAGGTATTTACACTGGAAAGACCAATCAAGAACAGAACGTAGTCGGATTAGTGGATAAAAATAATAAATTCTGGTTCTTATATTCAGCACCTTATTCTTCTGGTATTGCTGGATTCATGACTGGAAACTTCACTGTTTCTGGCAATACGATAAAAGCCAATAGCGGGAAAGACTTTTATTTTGGTGGTGCTACCGTTTACAATACATCAATTAGTGGAACAGTTGATTCCAATAAGAGCCTGAAAGGCACAATCACATACTCGCCTTCAAATCAGGTTACATTCGATACCGTATATGAAACGGATTTAAACAACACAGCATCCAATCTAGCGACAATTGCAGGCACCTATTATGGAGAATCGGTGATTGTGCAAGGTATTGAAGATGCGAATTTAACTATCTCAAATACGGGTGTGATTTCAGGTAAGGGACAAAGTGGCTGCACGTTCTCAGGGAAAATAGCAGCTGAAGAAAATGCACCTTACTACAACGTTGATTTAGTTTTCGGTTATTCACCTTGCTATCTGGCAGGACAGTCAGTTAATGGTGTGGCTTATTATGATTCAGCTGACAAAACTTTATATGCAGTGACTGAATCAAGTAACCGAGATAATGCAGTCTTATTCTTGGGTACGAAAAATTTAAGATAAAAATTCTGATTATCCATAGTTTTTAATGAACCGCCTTAATGGCGGTTTTTTTATGCCTATAAGAGAGGAATTATGAGCAACAATCGAGTGGAAGTGCACGTTGGTGCGAAGACTTCCGAACTTAAAAAAGGTATGGATGATGCTGAAAAGATTGTTTCTGATTCCGCTAAGCAAATTGAGAATACCACTAAAGGGGTGAGATTTAAGTTTGATCTCTCGAGTGTCAAGCGACAGTTTGATGACGTTTCTAAATCCATTTCAGAAGGTTTTAAGAACCAAATTAGTGATGCACTTGGTGGATCAAAAATAGGGTCAGCATTTGATGGTATTACTTCCAAGTTAGGAGCTCTGCGTGGTGGTGCATTGGTTGCTGCAGGCGCAGTTGCTGGTTTAGCAGTGGGTGGGACCATAGCAGCTACTGCAGGCTTAGCAACATTGGCAATTGAAGTGGCTAATAACAATGTTGAACTTGCGAAATTCTCAGCCTTAGCAAATACCTCGATACAGTCATTTCAGGGTTTGTCAGGTGCAGCTCAAACTTTGGGTTTTTCTCAAGAAAAACTCTCAGACATGATGAAAGACTTTAATGAAAAGATCGGTGTGAACCGTACCGGGTTTGTCGGAGAGTCAATATTCTGAGAGACTATCCCGATGACAAAACCAAACTATACCCCCGAAATTAGAGAAAGAGCGGTTCAATTACTAATTGAATCTGAAAAAGATTATCCTTCTACTTGGGCAGCAATCACAGCTATTGCTCCTAAAATCGGTTGTACTCCTGAAACATTGCGTGTTTGGTATTTAAAGCATCTGGATCAACTAAATCCTGCCAAAGTACAACAGATATCTGACCAAGAAAAAATGAAGCAAATGGAACGTGAAATTAAAGAATTAAAACGTGCCAATGAAATTCTACGTAAAGCAGCCGCTTTTTTCGCCCAGGCGGAGCTCGACCGCCCACACAAATAATGGTGGATTTTATCCATAACAATAAAGATCGATATGGTG